GCAAGTTCGTTAAGAAGTGCCCTAAAGTGTCCAGCATGAGCTGATGCCGTAGGATATTCCTTAATTATAAGAGTGCCTTGAGTTTTTTCAGCAAGTTTGGTTACTTTGTTTTCAAACATTAACTTGGGAAGTTCAGTTATCTCCTGAATTGGAACATTGAGAAGGTTAGCATCAATTCTTTCTGCAATCTTTTCTTCAGCCATCTCAAGCGTGATGTATAATACGTTCTTTCCATTAAGGAGTGCTGAAGATGCAACATGGCACATAAACAAACTCTTACCGACGCCAGTGCCAGCGAGAGCAATATTAAGCGTTTTATTCGGGAGACCACCTTTCGTGATTTTGTTGAAATACTCAAGGTCAAACTCGATCTTGTCTTCTTTACGGTGATATGATTCATACCTTGCCTCATAATCAAGTAAATAATCGTGACCTACATTAGGGTCGAAAGACACAGCTAGAGCGTCTGAGAGGATACCTGGAATGGCATCACGGTCCTTCTTCTCATCCTTACCATCAGCAAGTGAGATAGATTCCATCAGTGCCAAATAGATAGCACGATCCCTACACCACTTCTCTGTGGTATTTACTAACCATTCATAATCTGTAGGAACTTCCTCAAGATAGCTGATTAGTTTTGTAACCTCTTGAAAAGAAGTGTCATTAATATCTTGACGCTTTTCTACTTCAATACAAAGAACTTCTTTTGTAGAAGCAGTATTGTACTCCTCTACAAACTTTAACATCTCTTCGAAGACTACTTTTTGATGTAGATCTTCGAAGTAATCTGCCTTGATAAATGGAATTACTTTACGGAGATATTCCTCATTATATAAAAGGTTTCTAAGAATAAGAACCTCAACTTTCTCCATAACTAAATTCCTTTTGTGCAATTTGGTCTAGTTTTTCCATTACTTCTTCAGTGAAGTATGATTCTGGATCTTTATAGATGGCTTTGGCATAGACTTTTTTACCATCTATTTCGTATCTACCAGCAACGTTTTTCCAAAGTCCGCCAATCTCACCAAGTTCAAGAAGACCATAATATCGATCAAGACCACGCTCATCGTAATAAAGACGCACCGTAACATCCTTGTTCTCCTTACTTAAACGCGACTTATGAGTCTTTGCCTTGATAAGATTTCCAATGACTTCTGTTCCATCCTTCTCCTTTTTCTTGCTGAGATAGATGATTGTAGAAGCTGCGTACTTGAGTCCACTGCCTCCACCCATTTCCTTTGTAGGTACATAAGCGCCAATGACATCGTAGGTGTGGTTGGTAACGATCATAGGAATATTTGCTTGGCCCAGTTTAAGGGTAAGCATACGGAATGCACCTTTGACGAGTTGAGATTTAGTCATGTCCCGAACTTGCTTTTCATTCAGGGCATCAGTAATCTCTTTCTCGGTCGAGAGCATCCCTAAAGAGTCTAGCACAAACATGCACGGTTTGCGTTCATCTTCAGGTTTTTTTAAATAAATATCCACTGCCTTGAGTGCCTTACTGCGGAACTCTTCGATTGTCACAACATTGACAACTACCACACGATCAAGGTCTAGGCCCCTATCTGCGAGAAGAGACTTGTTAACAGCGGCTTCAGTGTCAAAATATAGACAATACCCGTCAGGGTTAGAATCAAGAAAGTTCTTGACGACCGCAAGGCTAAAAAAAGTTTTTCCAGTACTAGACTCGCCAGCAATGGCAGTAATCTTATTCCCAGATACACCGCCAAATATAGACCCTGAAACAAGTCCGTTAAAAATATACGAACCCGTGTCCACATATTTTTCTGTGTCGTCAATGTCTCTTGCGACTTTTGTGTACTCATCTCCTATTTCTTTTACAATTTCTTTCAGAAAATCCATCACTTAACTTTTTGCTTTCTATAGTTCATTTTATAAGTCCAAAGTTTTTGATAGAGAGATGTGTCTCCACCAAAACGAAGGGCACTAATAATAGTTTCAAGTTCCTTATCATTAATAGGAAGATCCATTAATTCCACCTCAAGCTTTTTAAATAATCCAATACATTTTGACGAACATCCATAAGTTCATGATAGCATCTTTGATTGTGAGCACACTGTCGAAGTGCTGGATCGGGTTTTATAACAGATTCAATAAAAATGTCTAAACCACGATTCCACTTTTCTTTTTTAGTTTCATCATCGGTGATTGCGTTTTGGTCTTTCATACGAAAAATGACTCCAAGGTGTTTTGCTTTTCGATATTCCATCCAATAGAATCAAGAATTGTCTTGAGTGGCTCAAGAAAAGACTTCTCGAATTGTAAGTCATAGTCCACATATTTGTCAATATCAAGTTCTTTTGGAAACTCTTGGATGAATGAGATTACGTTCTCATGAAGTGTATTTGGTTTTTTCAAATAGCAGAACTTAATCTTTTCCCCATTTTGAATAAGTGAATATTTATTGTCCAACTTATTCTGCTTAATATAGTGATTGAATAGTAAGGCTCCACGGATATGAATCGGAGTTCCTTTAGCATAGATTGACGAATGAGACTTGTACTTCTCAACATCAGATGCTGATCGTGGAAATGATACTTGTTCTGGCGGAAGGGTCTTAAACTCCTTCCTAGACTTTTCAATAAAATCAATTACATCATCTTCAGTTCCAGTCATCAAAAGTTTAAATGCATCCTTGAGCATCTTGCGGCAAGGAGCTGGAGTTGATGATTTAACAGACTCAATACCCATGACTTTAAGTTTGGGTTCTGAGTATTGGACTCCCTCACTATTCCATACGTTGAGAATATATCGCTTCTTCGCGGTCCAAATGCCACGGTCAGCAATATTCTCACGCTTCATTTGCATTTTCTGTTCATACGCCGAGACATAATCCGCAAGGTCCTGATAAGACTGTTCGATGAATGGTTCCAACTTGTCTTCACAGATCTTGTCAAGTATTGAAACAATCTTTGCTTTATCACCAGACTTACTACCAAAAAATTTAGTAACAATAGGTCCCATGTCAAGATAGATTGAGTCAGTGTCAGATGCGATAACATAATCTACTTCTTCAGTTTGCAAAAGTTTATTTAGATACCCATTCATCTTCCCTTCAATCCAACGAATGGATACCTGACCAGACAACGTAATGGCTTCAGCATTTGCTAGTTTGTAATACCGGAAATACTGATTACCGATAGCACCATAAGCAGAGTTAAGAGAAATCTTTTTTGCCATTTGAATGTTATTACATCTGGCAATCTCTTTCTCAAGTGCTTTAGTTGGAGTTTTTTCATATTGTTGTTTAGCAGCAAGCATTTTCTTCTTGAAGATAACACGATCCCCATACATTTTTTCCATCAGTTTTGGAAGAAATCCCTTCACATCCTTTCGGAACATTGCACCATTAGCACAAACTGCATTGTCCTTATAGAGTTCAAAGTTTAATTCCTCATTAAGGATTCTATCAACTGTAGCTGTTGGGTGCCTCTCATCAAGTAATGTCTCTGGTGAGATGTTGTACTGCATAATAAGATGAGGATAAAGAGAGTTAAGGTCAAAACTGACAACCCAATCATACTTTCCCGGAATCGGTTCTTTGACATAAGCACCCGCGTACTTTTCATCTTTATTGGCATCAACCTTTGGTGGAATTACAACGTTAGTTTTTTTAAGATAGTTGTATATAATATTATCCCACATTCTTACTTGATAGAAGACATCATTGTAATTAACCTTAGCATCATAGGCCATGGTCAAAGCAAGTTCAATCAACTTCATCTTGTCTTCTAGTCGGTCAACAAGTTCTACGTCAACGATATTATATTCAATAAACTTCTGCCACCCATGAGTGTAGAAATCTTTGAAAGTATCAAACTCTGAGTGGTCCAGTTTCTTCTGTCCCAACTCTACCTCTGCAATATAATCAAGACGATAAGATTCCTGAGCTTTATAGGTAAACTTCCTGTAGAGATCCAGATAATCAAGTTGAGTCATACCACCAATATCAAATGTCGTATGCTTACGACCATGCTTGAACACTTCTCCCGGAGATACGAGTCCCCAATTAGAGAAACGTTTCATTAGTTTCTCACCAAGAACACGATTTAATCGCTTACAAATATAAGGAATATCATAAAACTGAATGTTCCATCCAGTCACGACATCTGGAACATCAACCATCCAGTATTCAATAAAAGAGCTGAGAAGTTGATATTCACTGGGGCAATAGTGATATGTAACATTCTTTTGCTTATTATCAAATGGTTTGACTCCCCAGGTAATAATCTCTTTTGTTGTATAATCCTGAATAGTAATAGCCAAGATCTCCTCTTGACAAGACTCAACATCAGGGAATCCCTGCTCCGATGAGACCTCAATATCAAGAGTTACAAGTTTGATTTGACTGATATCAAACTTGATTTCATCTTGAGGATACTTCTCAGAAATGTATTGATAGATGTATCGATCATTTCCATATACAGAAAATCCATCAACACCTTCATACTTTTTGTAGAACTCACGACAATCACGGACTGTGCCTGGTTTGATGGGCTCTACAGGATCACCATTCAGTGTTTTGAACTTTGTTTTCTTCTTTGATTTTACAAAGAGAGTTGGAAAGAACTCATCTCTATATTCTTTTCTTACGCCATTGTCAACTTCACGAACAAGAACTTGATTACCAATTAGTTGAACATTAGTGTAAAACTTCATTCGTCGTCATCATTAAAAAATGTACCAAAAAATCCACTATCACCAGGTTTTCTATTTTCTAACTTATCGAGAATAGAATCTGTACTCTGTAAGGAATCTATTCTACTGATAAGATCAGCAATCACAGTACAAACCATTGGACGTTCTTGTCTGGCTGCATATGCCAGAGCATTTCTGAGAGACTGCTGTGCTTCTTGAAGGGAGTCTTCCACTGTTTTGGAAAGTGCCATTACTTTGTCAACTCTCCATATTGCTTTAAGAAATTTTGATTCGGATCAGCAAGTGTTAGTATTTTATCTGAACTAATCATAAAAATCTCTTCATCAGTCAATTCTACCATATACTTGTGGAGTTCTAATGACCCATTGATGATATATGGTTTTATAAGTTTACAGTCTGGTTGACCAATATCAGCTCCGACTTCCTCTATTTCAGAAATAAAGAACTGACCTGCTACCAGGGATACAATTTTAATCTGTCTCATCTTCTCCTCTCAATGCTTTAAACATGTCAGACCTATCGATATAGGAATCTTTGATTGATTTTGCTGGATTAGTTATACAAACAACCCAATCAAGTGGAATTAGAATATCAGTATCTGACGTAAGCGGTTGCCAAGGGAAGAAAGAGATCTGTGGCTCTTGAGACTCCACTGCTTCATAAAGAGTTTGTGGATTAGCAAGTTTAACCACATATGGCAGATTCATAGAATAAGCCACTAGTTTCTCCAGGTCCTCATTCTCATGTGGAATAGAAACCTCACTTAAGTCACAAATAACATCTTCTCCAGATTTTAGTGTAACCAGTTTAATAGTCATAGTATAGTTTTGCCTCCAGTCATTCTACCAAGAAAAAAGAGGGGCGTCAACTGGATTGTGCCAGTTGCCCCTCTGCGGCGACGATATTTGAACAAGGTAGCCGATATTATTTAGTGATCATGATTCATGAAATGACTCTCAATCGCCTCTAGACGCTCCTCTGCGTGAGCAATGATATCAAGTTGCTCTTGGATAGCAGCAAGCACATCAGGGTGCTCTCCGATGCCCACAGGGTTGTGTAGATAGACTTCTACATTAGCCTTCGCTTTTTTGATTTCACCCTCAGCATTTGCACGGAGGGCATCGAGAATATTATTTCTGAGATCGCAAGACATTAGTAAATATGCAAGTAATTTTATTTAGAACCAATCTTTTCGTTGGTGATGTTCAGGAACAATCATACCAAGAGTTATTGTCAGCAACCCATCCTCAAATTCAACTGATCTAACTTCCGTTTCATCTGAGAGGGTCCAAGTTCGGGTGAAAGATCGTTGAGCCACTCCTCGGTGGACAAATTCTTTTTCCGTTTCTTTGTCTTCCTTCTGTCCCTCAACAAATAGTTTTCCAGATTCTGTATAGACAAAGACCTCTGATTTTTTAAATCCAGCGAGGGCGATTTCCAGTTTTGATTCGACATTGCTAACTGACACTAAGTTATATGGCGGATAGTTCGATGTCGTTTCATGCAAACTGAAAACACGATCAAAGTACTGATCCAATCCGATTGTATTGCGATTCAATCTCTCCATAAGACGTGGAAGATCGTTCGCATTGTAACGCGAAAGATTTGTCATCTTTTTAGCTCCTTTAATAAGCGAGTTTGTTTTTTGTGGACCCCTAAGGCATCCGTTCTATTTATAGCAAAAAATAAAAAAAGAGGCAACGGGTAAACCGCACCTCTTTATTGGGTATTCCGATTGTAGAGTGTGCCGCACGAAAGACACAAGGTTATTTATCCAAATAATCTCCCAGATTCTGAAGAGCCTCTGCAATCTCATAATTTGCAGCGACCATAGCACAATTATTAAAATCAGAAGCTTGAGCATTTACAAGTTCTGATACAAGATGAGGATTTTTCTTAGCAAATCCTACACCAAACTCTTCGTCAAGAATATCAATTGCATTACCAAAATATTCTTGAACTGTTGATTTGGTTTGGCGGAATGCTTCCATATTTGAGCAGGTTGGTTTTTCCATAATTTCTCCTATAAGATAAGTTTACTGACAATTCAATCCTCGTTATCACTCTGAGGCATGTGTGTATGTGTTTGATTGAATTATAAAAATTATACATCAAAAAACCCAGGAGAGCAAGGCCTCCTGGGTTTTAATTTGCACACTTTATTTGTTGATTTATTCCTCTTCTTGCTTTTTACCTTTCTTGCCAATATTGTACTTCTGCTCCAAAACCCAATCTGACTTATCCTTATAGGCCAGGACTTTGATCTGATTCAGAGGAGCAATATCAGCAATTGCTTCTTCACTAGCAACACCAATCAATCCCCAATCAGAAAGAAGTTTCGTGATGCGATTACGTCTCTGAACATCATTCACTGTAAGATTTGCATGTTTGCCATCAAGAGCAAACAATTCCTTAAAGTGAACAATAAAGTATCTTCCCTGCTTATGAAGGATATGACAAGACTGATAGAGTTTCTTTTCCTTTCTTGATGCCACTCCGATACGTGTAAGTGTCTCACGAACTTTCAGAAAATCATCTGGTTCATTCAAAAACACTTCTACCATTTGGTCCTGTGACCACTCAACTGTGGGTTCAGTCATCTTTTTCCTCCAATTTCAAGTCGCTGTTTAATAAAATTAATTTGTTCTGTGGTCAGGATTTTCAGAGCTTGCGATGCCTTCTCGTTACTATATCCATAGTATTTTTTGACATATTCTAAATCTGTGACTTTATCCTTACGGAGCCAAGGAGAGAATCTCTTTTTTTTCCTCAAACTATTTAGAAAAAAAGAATATTGCATATCTTTATCTAAAGAATGATGAAGATTCATCTCATTAGCAAACATGATACAGTCAAGATTGCCAGATAAACAACGATTAATAACGTATGGAGGATATTCTTTTATGTGTTCAGATAAGTCTTCTTTAGTGAAGTTAATTGAGTTGAGCCAATCTTTGAGTTCCATTATCTAATAATTTGAATGTCATCATCATCTGTCCAGAGTTCTACCTTGGTCCTGAACCTACCATCTGCCTTCAGTTTTTCGTATCTCTTAGTTGCTTTCTTTCTCCACCACTTGATAATGTTATCAAGTTCATGCTTTTCCCAGTTCTGACCACGCAAAGGTTTATCCTGCTTACCAAGAATCACTTCACGAACATTTGAATATCCATACTCACAGAAATAAGTTCTCTTCTTCTGAGTCAAAGAGAGAGCTGTATCAATAACAGTATTGAACTGCTCCAACTCTGGAATAAGACCATGCTTTTTCAATGAATTACGAGTTATCGATATCATCTTTGTCTGGCGCTTCATCTTTTTAGATGATGCAGTCTTATCAGTTAGTGGTTGATTTTCGTTCAGAACAGTAAATCGATCATGAAGTTTATGGAAAGCTTCATCATGAAGAAGAGGTAAGAACTTACTCTCAGTCAGACCCTTATATCGCATGAATGGTTTGAGGCCATCGTACTGTGAGGCATCCGTAGTAGACCCGTAGAGCGACGTAGTTTCAAAGAGGGCAATATCCTTCTCAAAGACCTTATTCAGAGTCTCACGGGCATAGTGAGAGCAGCACAGGAGAGCAAGGAGTTTACCTCCAAGGTAGTTGTATCCAAATGGTTGCGAAGGTACGATTACAAATCCCATCGCAGCATGGCGATTGAAAATGGATAGATCAGGTGCCTGACCAAGCCACAAGTTTCTTGGTTTTGAGTTAATCGTTGGTGAACCAAACCGAATAAAACCAAGGCATTTATTAGTATTCTTCTCATAGATCATCCAACGCAATTCTCTTCCAGGAATATTGGATTCATTATTGTGAGAAGATACGGCTCTCAGAAGATTTACATAGTGTTCTTGAGGAACTGAATTGAGATCTTTAAATCTATCTCCAACAAATCTAATATCAAACTCCATATCTTCAGGATGAATATCTTCGTTGAAGAACTCATCATGAAGGGGAAATAAGGAATTGGTGGAGTTAACTACTTCCTTTTTAACAAATCGCAAATAGTCCTCAATATTTCCCATCTGAGAGAAATACTTTATAAACTCTCCGGCAGACCATTTAGCATCACTTTCAGAAATTTCTTCAATCATAAAATAAGTTTCTTCTCTTCAGGAGTTACCAGTTTACTTCCATAGATTTCATTATACTTGTTCCGAATAGTAGAATCAAGTTCCGCAATATACACAATATGACTACGACTCACAGTAATCTCTGGTTTCTCACGATCAATCACAGTAGCCCAAGGAGCAAAGCCAACATTCTGAGCACTAGGAAGAACGACAAGACCATTCTTAACGGTTACATTATCTTCAGTTTCAGAAACAAGTTCGGCAACTACTTCTTCTCCAGTAATAATACGGAATAATTTAACATCAATCATTTTTCAGCTCCATTGCTTCTCTAGTGGTGTGAGTTGAGTAAGAGGATAATTAGTAACTAGAAGTTCAGTCTTCACATTATCCTGAGTGTTCTTATCACCGCGGTGAACCATAGAGTAACGTAGTTTCCAATACTCAAGGTGATAGTCCTTATACATCTCAAGGAGACGATCATTCACATTGTAAGTAATCATGAAGTTATGAGGACACTTGTATACGTTCTCAGCAAATACCTCATGGTCAAATGACTTGTGCATCTCACGGTTCTTTCCATATAGAAAGTCTTTGATATCGTAAGGAGGATCAAGGAACACAAAAGTATTTTCAGGACCATCAACATTCATTACCTCAGAGTAATCAATGTTAGTGATCTTCCAGTTCTTAATTAGTTGCGAGAACTGAGCAAGTTTGTCTGCGCCAACTAGAGAGAAGTTTGAATTAGCAGCAGTGCGTGAAAAAGTGCTGTTCTCGGTCAGACCAGAATAACTACACTTATTCATGATAAAGAAAGCAACTGCCTTCTGGAAATCATCATAGGTGTCAATCTCAGCAGCATATTGATTGAACAAGTCTCTAGCAAACTTGTCCTTCTCTTCTTGCGTGCCACTCTCAAGCATCTTATCTTTCTGCTCTCTGACACTCTCAGAGAGGTCTTGGCCACGATCTCGCAACTGCACCCAGAAATTATATAAGGGAACATACAGGTCATTGATCCAGACAGGAATATCTGGATTTTCTTTGGTCACATCAATTGCAATAGATCCACCACCAATGAATGGTTCACGATATTCAGTAATGACTTTGGGATACCATTGAGAAAGAGTCTTAATTGCTTTGGACTTCCCTCCAGGATACCTCAACGGCGTTTTAAGAGACTTGATGCTCATCCAATTTCTCCATAATAAGTTGTTATTTTTCTTGGCGTCTTTTACGCAGATCAATTCTGCATCAATCATGTTTCAACTCAACTTGAATAGGAGACTTCATAATATCTACAATATTAATATATGCCCAAGCAGTAAATACCTGTGGAACAATAAATGCAACCATGGCTATAATCCAGAACCAGTAATAATAGTTTTCCTTGTTTTGTGTTCTCATTTGAATTCACATTCAACCATAATCTCAGTAAGACAAGCAAGCATATTAATCTCTTGATCTGCCACAAATGCTATCTGGTATTGGTACTTAGCAATAACAAGAACGGCGGCAGGAATAGAATTAGGGGCCAGGGATCCATATAGAGCATCGT